CAACAAATCCTGGATCTCAGGTAGCTTTAAACGATGCTGATATAACAATTGATTGTTTTGCTGGTCGTTGGGGTGGAGATGGAACTAAAGCAGAACCAGATTACGCTACAGCGTCAAATTTAGCGCAAGTCATTTATCAAGCCCTATTTAAAGTAGGTAGTTCTTATGTAGAAACTTCTGGTGGTACAAAAGCAAAAATATATGGATTTGAAGTAACTAATGCACCAGTAAGAATAGAAGAGTCCGAAGTTTTAGTAGCTAATTTCAATGTTGGTTGCACAATGACATATCGATACTCCGAATAACACTAATCTGCACAATAATCCTCTAATATTATCTCAGAGGTAAATTATGGCTAATAAGAAAATTAAAGTTAAGGTTAATCCGATCTATCCTAGCGATGCTATCGGTGATGCTGAGACAGGTATTACATTTACCAAAGATAAATGGGAAGAAGTTAGTCAAACTAACTGGAAACGATTAAAAGAATCCAAAGGTCGTCTGTGGAAAGATCTAAGCATACCTAGATTTATTACAGAAGATCAAGATGTGGAAATCAAACCAGTAGTTGAATCCGAAATTACGATAGACAATATTGTAGATGAGGTTGTTGAAGAGCCTGACACTTCTGAAGAGTGGTATGCCTCAGAGGAAGAATAAAGATATGTTTGCAAACATATTAAGTATAAGTAAGAGTAGAAGGGTATTGTATGTCAACAACATCATATAATACATCAGGATCTATATCTGATGTTCTAATCGGTACTGGCGTTCTTTATGTCGCCAATGTAGGAACAGCTTTCCCAGAGGAAGATACAACTACAGCAACCGAATGGGCAGATATCAGTTCAAGCTGGTCAGATGTAGGCTATTCCGAAGATGGATGGACCTTAGAATACGATAAGTCTTTTGAGGACATCATGGTTGCAGAAGAAATTGATCCAATTAAATCAGTTAAAACTGCACAAGAGATCAGAATTACTGGTACTCTCGCACAAGCAAGTTTGGCTAACTTACAAACTGCTTTTGGTGGTGGTACATTAACCGAAGATGATACAACTAACTTTTCATCTGGTTATGACACATTAGTTCCACCAGCTACAACTGGCTATGGGGAAAAGTCGCTATTGTTAGTTACTGAAGGACCTTCAGGTAACATTAGACACTTTCAAATACCTAGAGCTGTTAATGTAGGTGCATTTTCTATGGCTCACCAAAAAGCACCTCAAAAAGTGCTTATTGCTGTTGAGTTCAAGATCTTAGTGCCAGATTCAAGTTCTACATCTGTCGGTACAACTGATGGAAAATCAAATCTATTTAGAATAGTAGAAAATACTAATGGCTCAACTGAAGGAGTCGTTAACTAATACGCTTTAGAGATGGGAGGAGAAACACATGAGTAAGCGTTTTAAAGATTTTAGTGCTGCGAAAGAAGGGCTAAATACAGAACCGATTGAGGTCAAGGTTGGAGAAGAAAGTTTTACTTTCCCACCTTTTCTGACAGCCGAGACAATACTGACACAGTTAACTTGGCTAGAAGAAGATGGCTCAATCGCAGCACCGAATCTTCCAAAGTGGTTTATAGCAATTATGGGTGAGGAAAACTTTACAAAAATTGCTGCAAAGGTAGATCTACCTACACTACAAGAAATATCACAATATCTAATGACTGAATATGGTATGCAACCAGAAGATCTAAATGCAGTCGTTCCTGAAGAGGATGATGGTGATACCCCAAAATAAGTTACTCGACTGACGACATTATAGAAAATTGGTCAGCAGTCGAATCCGACTTTAATAAAATCTATAACATTATTGAGCCACTGCATTTGGAATGGCGTAAATTTTGGCGATTGTTGGCTACAATACCTATAGACCAGTCTTTATTCTTTGGACCTCAATATAACGCAATCGTTAATGGAGAAGATCCAAAGGAAGCGATATCCGATGATCCACCAAAAAACTGGTATAAGGAAGAATTAGATAAACGCAGAAATAGATCAGGTCGTCAAAGGATGGCAACAAGTATAGATGAAATGATCCAGGATCAGAAAAGAATAGGTAGAGAAGATGCCTCCAGTTCAAGCTAAAGTCGGTTTTTTAAAACTTATCATAGGTGCAACTCCAGTTGCCGAACAATTACAAGCTGATCTTGCTAAGAGTGGTAAGGCTATGTCCGAAGCCACAAAGAGATTACAAGCAGTTCAGTATTCCATGATTACAGGTGCTATGGTCGGTATTGCTGCTGTAACATTTGAATTGGTAAAAGCTATACAGGCAAGCGCAGCATTTGAATCAGCTTTCGCAGGTATTAGAAAAACAGTTGATGCTAGTGAAAAAGAATTTGGTGAATTAGCACAAAACATTTTGCGTATGTCCACTGCTATTCCTGTTTCTGCGGCAGAATTATCTAGGATCGGTGAGCTTGGTGGTCAGTTAGGTATTGCAGTTCAAAACTTACCAGAATTTATTTCTACAGTTTCTACTCTTGCAACTACAACTAACTTGACTGTAGATAATGCAGCACTTGGTTTAGCTAGGCTCGATGCTATTGCACAAACTAATGGTGAAACATTTTCAAACTTAGCTTCAACAATTGTAGATTTAGGAAACAACTTCGCAGCTACAGAGTCGGAAATAATGACTACAGTTTTGCGTATTGCTCAGGCGGCAGCTCAGGTTGGTGCTACAACACAAGACGCACTAGCTTTTGCTACAGCACTTCAAGCAATTGGTGTTCCAGCTCAGGCTGGTGGTACTGCTGTAGCTCGTGTATTCCAAAGTATTCAATCAGCAATAATACAAGCTGGTGATGAAGCTGATATGTTTGCAAAAGTAGCTGCAAGATCAGGCAAAATATCAGCAGAAGGATTTGCCGAAATGTTTGGTGAAGATCCTGCTATGGCAGCTGCGGCTTTCATAGAAGGTCTTGGTGCTATGAACGAGGCTGGCGAAGATACTATGACAGTTCTAGAAAAACTAGGGCTATCTCAGAGGCGAACTACTTTAGCAATTTTAGGTTTGTCTGAGGCTGGTGATCTTCTACCTAGAGTTTTAGATACTGGTAGAACAGCATTTGAAGAAAACACAGCAGCAACAGAAGAGGCTATAAAGAGATACACAACATTAGAGGCACAAGTTCAAATTACCAAAAACGCCTTTAATGAGTTGCAAGTTTCTTTGGGTGATCAATTGATGCCAGCAGCAAAAACTTTAAACGATACAATACAGGAAACTATATTAGGTTTTAGAGAGTTTAATTTATTATTGCCTACTTTGATAGGTCTTACTGGTAGCTTTTCACTTATAATTTTAAGAGCTTTAAATATTTTATTACCACTTACAAAGCGTGTTAAAGAATTAGGTTTTGCAATAAGGCTTGCTTTTACAGGACCAGTAGGTTGGATTACTGCAATTGTCGCTGCGTTATCTCTCTTAGCTATTAAATTTATAAACGCAAAAGGTGAGGCTGAGCAGTTACAAAGAACATTAGAAAGTTTTGCACAAGATGGTGAAGTAACACGAAATACTATTAAAGCTCTTACTGATGTTACAAATGAATATGCTAAAGCTCTTAATAAATTACAAGAGGGTGATAGAAGGGAAGTGCAAAAAAGTATCGTTGATGGACTTGCTGGCACACCTGAAGAAAGAAAAGAATATTTAGATTTCTTAGAAGAAACAGTAAATAAAAATAAAGACTTAATTGATGTTGCTGACGCTGTAATAACTCATGCACTAGGTCAAAATCTTAGAGCTGGTGTAAGAAGTGGTGCTATCAGCACCTTTGAAGAATTTATGGACTTTGCTGAAAACTATCAAGGTTATATAACAAGTATTAATGGTCTGACACAAGATCAAATGGAAATGTTATTTGAGGCTTTCAAATCAGATAATTATAGAGAATATTTACGAAATGCTGAAAGTTCTTTAAAAACACAAAATAATTTATTAGAAACAGAGTTAGAAATAGCAAAAGAAATTGCAGTAGCAATAGAAGCATACGAAAAAGAAAGAGATGAGAAGATCAGAAATGATGCTATTGAAGCTCTTGGTATGGGTAAATTAGCTGAAGAAGGAACACACTTTAGATATGTTCAGGAACAGCAAATCAAAGCATATATCGAAAATAACAAAAAACACACTGAAGCTGCAAAAGCAATACAAGCAGAACGAGAGGCAATACTTGAATTAGATACTGTGTATTCAACGATCACAGAAAATATGAAAAAAGCTACAGATTCTTTTGTTCAAAGTTTTGAAGCACTGCCAGAAGTAACACTTATGACAGCAGAAGAGATGGCAAGAAACTTTGCCGACAGATTAGCTTTAGCAGAAATATATAAATCACAAATGGAGCAACTAGAAGTTATGGGGTTAGATGATTTAGGTTTATTTGCTGCTGGATTAGGACCAGAGTTCGCACCACAGCTACAAGAATTATTAGACAATCCAGAAATTGCAAAAGCTATTGAGGCAGGTTTAGAAGGACAAAGAATTACAACATCTGAGACTTTAAAAGAAAATACATCAAAAGTTATAGCTACTTATGGTGAAGAGTATGAAAAATTAGGAAAAGATATTGGTAGCAATATGATGATAGGTGCAGTTCTTGGACTAGAGGGTGAGGAAAAGGTCTATTACGATACTATTGATCGGATCATATCTGAGGGTGTAAAAGTAGCAGATGAAGCTGCTGGTAATAAATCACCATCATACAAAACAGCAAGAATATCTAAATTTATGATGTTAGGTTTTGTAAAAGGTCTTAAAGACAACTATCCAGCATTAGAAACAGAATTTAAAGATACAATGATTGATCTTGTATCTGTTGCTGAGCGTAGCGTTTCAGATGCTATGAGTAGGATCCAAACTGTATTTGGAAGTCAATTTAGCTTATTTGGATCTCAAAGAAGTTTATTAAATGAGGAAAGAAAATATAACGATCTTCTAAAGGAAAGAGATAAGCTACTTAAAGGAAATACTGCTAGGCAGACACTAGCAATTAGAGAGGCACAGGATAAAGTAGATTTCCTAAGAATTGCTTATGCTGAAGGAACAATTAGCGCTGAAGAATTAGCTGTTGCTGAAGAAGAGCTAGCTGAGGCACAAAATGCTAGACAAAAACAACTTGATCAAATAAATGCTCAAATAGAAGATTCACAAATATCACAAGCAGAAAATATGATGAGTTTAGCAAATCAGGCTTTTCAAATACTACAGCTTGGACCACAAGGAATAGAACAATTTAAAAAAATTGCTGAAGTATTAGGTATAGACAGTGATTTAATCAAAACTGTTACTGATAAAACAACTGAGTTAGCAAATACTATAGGAACTGATTTTGCAAATGTCGTAGATGATTTTGGACGAGATTATTTTGATCTCAACATGAAGATTGAGCAAGAACAAATAACTATTAAAGCTGACAGCTCACAAGCAAGCAACACACTTAAAAATTGGTTAAATGATTATGTAAATGTTCAAAATTATGTAAGTGGCAATCCAATCGTACTCGCAGCTGCAAATGCAGGAATACCAATGGGTGCAGGTGGTATGCGTATGTATGCTGGTGGTGGTCGTATTCCAATGTTCGCAAATGGTGGAACATTAAGAAGTGGTTATGGATTGGTAGGTGAATATGGACCAGAAATGGTAAGAGCAATACCTGGTGGGGGTGTTGATATTACACCTATTGGAAATCATGGTAGAAGCACAATATCAATAGCAAACTTAAATGTAAATGTTAGTGGTGTTCCATCTGATCCAACACAAGCAAGAAAAGCCGCAATAGAAATTAGAAAAGCATTACACAAGTTAGATCGTGAAGGATTAATCGGAACAGGTATAAGAGGTAGATAATGGAATTATATTCACACGCAAATTTTCACATACATAGAGCTACTCATGATAACGATTATGTCGAGTGGGATGAGGAGGAATGATTGATAATAAACAGAGCGACAAAATGGTATATTGTGAATCAGAGGATTGCAGTGATTACTTTTATCAAATGGGAGATCACACTATTTGCCCAAAACACAGGATAAGAAATGGCTAATACAGTAACAATAGGAAGATTAACTTTTACTTCACCAGCAACTTTAAGTGATAGTAAGAGTGGTGATAGTCATGAATTTACTATTACTGGTAAATTTGTGACAGAAACACTCGCAGAAGTTAAATATTTAAGAGATGAATTATTAGCAAAAGCTAATGGTTATTACATAGTTCCTTTTACTTGGGAAGGTGATGACACTGTTTCTGGCTATGTAAAAGTAACAAGTGCCTCTGTAAATACTCAGAGAGTAAATATTGGTGGATATGATTATTCAATTTCTATGGATTTTTTAGGAAACATCGGTGAAGTAGAAATGGAAAGTCAGTTTTCTGGTGCCTTGCTAGAAAATGATCACTCTATAACTTCTACAACAGAACAATTCTATGCACCACCAACAAATCACTATAGTCATGATCACTCTGGTGAGCCGACAAGTTTTGAAAGAGTCGGTGAAGATGGATCTATTTATGCAAAGTTCGGATCTTCTATAAGATCAAATAACGCAAAATTTTTAGTAGATCCAGGTGATTTTTATAAAAATGCTTGTGAAATATATACAAATGACAGTTCTAGTGTAGAAAGACTTAGATGTGGTTTAGAAACACCAAATTTTCCGACATCGGTAAAGTTGCAAAATGGTTTAGTGCAAATGACATTTGATAATACAACTACACAATCTAGGTTTAATTTAAGAGCTTATGATGGTGATGGTTATAAATCACTCAAACAAATAGCTGTATCAAGAGGATCAAGTGAAGTTGAGTGGCAAGGTTGGAGATCAATTCAAATACTTAAAAACGAACCAGAAGTAGCAACTATAAGATTAACAAGTTATTATGACGCAACTACAAAAGATCAGAGACTTACTTTTGATGTGACACTTCGTAGAGGTGCAAGGCACTTCTCTATTGTGGCTACACAATGGTCATCAGGTAAGTTAAATCTTAAAACAACATCTACATTACCTTTTACTGATAATACAAGTTATGCAGTAATGACTAACGATGACGCTGATGGAAACCAATTAGTTATGGGTTCTCCACAAAACTTTGATGTCGATACTACAAGTGGTGGGATAAGTACAACATCGAATACAGCAACAATGAAAGCATTTGTTGGGTATGTATTTAATGGTTCCTCTGCAACTTCTTACGATACTGCTGACAGTATTAGAGATCAATATTTAGATAATATTTATGAAGTTGTAAGGATCGTTAAGTCATGAGCGTAACAGAAAAATTAATGGCACAAGGGCAGTTCAGTCTTGCCTTAAATAAACAGGACACACCAAATTCTATAATTAACAGTATTGACGCATGGGGGCATATTGTCATTGTCAAAGGTGATCTAAATGTCCAAGAGTTTTCCGATAGCACACTTTTAAATGCTGCAAGATATGTAGGCATTGTAGAGTCTTTAGAGCTTGGTATGGATAACGATGTACAAATTATGGGTACAGGTCTAATATCGTATCTTGGTGATGGCGATACTAGAGGTATGCCTATAGCTACAAGTGGTGGTCCATCAGGCGTAAGAAGTTATAAGAATAAAACTCTAGAACAAACATTAGATAGCACAGGATCTCCAAAAGGTATTTTAAGACAGGAAGATGGATCACAAGGTCCTATCAGAAAAGGAACTATAACAGAACCTACTGGTCTAAATTCAACTTATACAGGAAAACATTATACAGAGTCAGTTTTAAAAGCACTTAAATTTATTTGTTCTGATCTCAATGTTGAATTTAAAGTAAGCACTACAGGTTTATTAGATGCAGGACCACCAGCGTCTTTGTTTGCTGGTCATGATACTGATCCAACTGCGATCATAGTTCGTGGTGCAAGTGGTCAAGATCCAAACATAACTGGTATAAATACTACTAGCTTAGTTGCTCAATATGACGCTTCGGAGTTTGTAAGTCGTGTTGAACTAATTGCAAGTAAGCATGGTGCTGAGGCAAACATAGGATCTTCCACTGCAAGTTCTATTCCATATAAAGATTTATTTGGTGAAGATCTTTTAAGAGCGCAATATGTATCTGATCCACAAACAGAGGGAACTAAAAAAAATGCAAGAGCGCAAGAATATCTTTTAGAACTTAATGAGGTAAAGAAACAATTAAATGTTTCTCTAGAGGAATATGACATAGCAGGAGACTTTACTGTAGGTGATAAAATATTTATTTTTGATCCTGATATAGGTTTTGTCGATACTGAGGCAGATAGAGTTAGCGATGGTAGATCTTCTCTATTTGAAACTGTTTATCAAGGTCAGGTATTAAATCCAACTAAGATCCGAGTATTAGGTATCACTTGGCCGATACAAAATGGTTATGGTGTTTTTTATAGAGATAAAGATGGAAACTATATAGAACTTACAGATTACTGTATATTTGAAACCTCAGATGTTCAATTAGAAATAGGTGATGTCGCACCAACAATTAGAGAAACTTTAGGATTTAGTGGTCATACTGTAGATCTTGTTGGTAGTCCAGATAAATCAATTCCTGACACACCATCAGGATTAACTACTGTAGCAGGCACTTACTCTGATGGTAATGGTGTATCAAAAGGTTTTGTAAAACTCACTTGGACTGAACCTCTTAACACAGATGGCACATCAATAACAGATGGATCTTTTTATCGTGTTAGGTGGCGTGTTGTTACAGATACAGATGGAAACAATATTATTGATGAAAATGACGCACAAGTTACAGAATTTAATTACTCGACAGTTCAATTTGATAAAAGAGAATTTATTATTTATGATCTGTCGCCTAACACCTATTATTCTGTAGGGGTTCAAGCAGTAGATATTACTGGTTTTGATAGCGACTTTGCTTCAGTATCATCAGTACAAACTCCTGCTGACGCTGGCGCACCAAATAAACCAGATACTTTTGCAACAGTGGCCTCTAATCCATTAAGAGTTCAGTTTATACACAACTTAGGTCAAGCAAAAGATAGTAATGGTAATGCAGTTAGTCCAGTCGTAGATTTCACATTAGCTAAGGATCTCAGTCATCTTAATATCTATGCCTCAACAACAAGTGGTTTTGATCTTCAATATAATTCAACTACAAAAAAAGTTACACAAACAGGTTTTAAGATCGGTCAATTAGTTGCAACTTCAGCTCATATACAAAATGGAATTGCTGCTGTTGGTTATATAGATTTAGATAATGCAGACACTCACTACTTTAGAGTTACAGCAGTTGATAGTTCTGGTAATGAGTCTGAGCCTAGTGATGAACAAAGTGGTAGTGCAAATCTTG